GCGAAGTACGGAAAAAGGTTCTCTCTTAAACATGTAGAGACCATAATGAAAGAAGAAGGGTGGACAGAGACTGATGGGCAAGAAAGTTCCAGTGATATCAATAGGTGTCGGAATGGCTGACATGGATAAACTAAAGAAGAAAATGAAAAAAGCCGAAATGATGAACGGTGGTATGGCTAATGGAAAAGCACACATGTATTCTAACGGTGGAAGTGTTACGGATAACTTGCCTAACAAAGGATTGAAAGCACTGGCAAAGACAGAAGCCGGTAAAAAGGCAGTCCGCAATATGGGATTTAACGTATAACACACCCGATAGAACGTGACATTCGTAATTGGTCACATAAATTTTTAGAAATACCGAGTAAGAAGCTAAACGGTTTGCCACCCTGTCCCTACGCAAAACAGGCATGGCTTGAAAACAAAGTTATCTTTGATATCAATACAGGTTTAGAAGGATTACTAAAAGCAGTATCAGAGTTTGACACACACAACTATGATATTGTTGTATGGGCAGATGAAGACCTACCCGACATGAACTACTTAGATGGTTGGTGTGACGGTGTAAACGAAGCTTTATCTACCTGTGGTAAAGATATGCACCTCATGGTGTTTCATCCAGACTATGATGCTACGGAAGCAGGTCTGGATTTTCTCGTTGATGACGGTGTTACAGACGAGAATCTAAGCTACTGCATGGTATTTGTGCAGCGGCTATCCACCCTAGACGATGCAGCACTAAGTCTGGAGAAGTCTGGGTATTACAAACACTTTCCAAAAGATGTGTTTGAATCATTAGTGCTAGACAGAAGGAGACTGAGAGATGGCAATGCATGGCAAAGCAAAAATGGCTAAAAAGAAAATGCGTGGTGGAGGAATGTCCATGATGGCAAAGAAGAAGAAAATGATGCGTGGTGGCATGTCCGCAAAGAAGAAGATGATGGGCGGTGGCATGGCTAAAATGGCGAAGAAGAAAATGATGCGCGGAGGAGCTGCTAGAAAAAAGTCCTAAAGGCTAAGTCGGGAACAGCCGTTACTAAAAGTAAATCGACTAAGCCTGAAGTTATAACAAGGGGCGATATTTTGGACGCTATGATGGACAGGTCTTCTATTCTAGCTAAACGTCTAGGCTCAAAACGTGGAGCAATAACTAGACTAGAAGCCGATGCACTTTTGAAAGAAATCGAGTCCTTGACTATAAGCATGCCGTAGGTGAGTAATGGTTTATTTATCAGAGTCATCGGTGCATGGCTTTGGAGTTTTCGCTGACAAGAACTACAACATAGGAGATACACTTGAACTGTGCTATTATCTTGTTACTGATGATTCTGATATGACCAACACCTGTATCTTACACGATTATGTGTTTGGTACACCGAATGAAGAAGAAGAATATTTAGTTCCGCTAGGGAACGCAATGATGTATAACCATAGTAGTGACCCCAACGCTGAATGGGAGATACATGATGATAATAACTTTATACGATTTAAAGCAGTAAAGAATATATCAAAAGGCGAAGAAATATTTCACCACTACGGTGAAGAATATTGGGAGAGTCGAAATGACACGAAAAGCAAAAAGCACAGTTAACAAAGCAGGTAACTATACCAAACCCGGAATGAGAAAGCGTATGTTCTCAGCAATTAAAGCAGGGGGTAAAGGCGGCGCACCGGGACAATGGTCTGCAAGAAAAGCACAGATGCTTGCTAAAAGATATAAAGATGCAGGTGGGGGTTATAGGTCGTAATGGCTGACCCGAAGGTAGGCACAGGCAAAAAGCCAAAAGGAAGTGACCGCAGATTATATACAGATGAAAATCCCAAAGATACAGTCCCTATTAGATTTGCCACTGTGGCTGATGCCAAGAGAACTGTGGCGCAGGTTAAAAAAGTTAAAAAACCGTTTGCGAGGAAAATCCAAATCTTGACAGTGATGGAACAACGTGCTAAAGTAATGGGCAAGACAGAAGTTGTTAAAATCGCTAAACTAGGAAAAGAACAGATAAGGAAACAGCATGGTCGCAAAACTACAAACAATAAGACAAAAAGTAAAACAGGGAAAAAAGCTAGGGTTTAGCGAAAGAGCTAGAGCAGTTAATAAAGGGATACTACCCAGTAAGGCAAAAAAGAATGCCACTAAAAAAAGGTAAAACTAATAAATCTATATCCTCTAATATTCGAAAACTTAGAGGAGAGGGTAAGCCACCAAAACAAGCAGTAGCTATTGCATTAAGTGTGGCAGGGAAGGCAAAAAAGAATGGCACTCGCAAAAAGTCAAAGGTCACTTAAATCATGGACAAAGCAAAAGTGGAGAACAAAGAGTGGTAAACCCAGTTCCAAAACTGGAGAGCGTTATCTACCAGAAGCTGCAATCAAGGCTCTATCACCCCAAGAGTACGCAGCGACAACTAGAGCTAAAAGAAAAGGCAAGGCAGCAGGAAAGCAATTTGTCAAACAGCCTAAAAAAATCGCTAAGAAAACGCGAAGTTATAGAAAGGTTACATAATGTCGGATACTTCCAAGACTAGAAAAAATTATAAAGACACTAGAAAAAATATTAGTAAAACACAATTAGGTAAACTAGCAGAGGGTTTAGGTTTAAAAAAAGGTTTAAGTCCTAGTCAAGTTAAAACAGCTGCTGCGGTAATGTCAACAAAAGTTGCAAAACAAGCATTAAAAAGAGCAGGGTTACAAGGTTTTACTTTATCAACTGTTTTAGGTATGATAGGACCTGCTAAGAAAACTACATCTAAAGTTAGAAAAGATTCTAGAGATAAGAAAGCAAAGAGCAGAAGCAGTATGGCTTCTGATGTGCAAAAAGCTATTGACCAGTATGTCAGAGAAAAAGCCCCACCCAAAAAACCGAAAGAGATTGATAAGATAGGCACAGTTAGAGTGCCACTAAGAAAACCGAAGGGTATGAAATGATTACTAAAGCATGGTTCATCGTAGCCGTAATGTCTGGTGTATACACAGACGGAACAAAAGATATATTTATATTTAATAATCCATTAGAGCATGGACACTTTCATAGTTCAACTATGTGTCAGAAGTTTATAGGAGACCATCCTTTTAAACTTGCCAAAGCATTAATTAGTCAATACGGCAATAGACCACCTGAACAAATTATGTGTGTTCCAGAAGAAACAGTAAAATTGTTTATGGAACAAGGTGGCAAACGAGGAGAGCCAACCTAGTGTTGTACGAGCCTACATGTGAAATCTGTGGGCATCACATAGAAGATGACAGATGCGAGTATTGTCGTAATACAGGTGATAACGGTGATTGGATAAAAAAAGTTATTGAACAAGCTAGAGACCCACGACACGACCAATCTGCATTTAAAGATAAAAAGAAAAATGACTCCAGAGACTCTTGACAAATGGCGAATACTTCCAAGACTTATGATGTTAGTTATGACGGGCGTTTACATTCGTTGTATAGAATGGGCTTTGAGTCAGCCAGAGTTGACCACACAACAAGCAGGGCTAATTTCCGTGATTACTGGAGCGATGACAGGAAGCTTTGCAATCTGGATGGGGGCAGAGAAATCCGAACCCAGAAGAATGGAAAGAGAAGAGAGATGATTAAATATTTAAAAAGGTTATGGTGTGCATTGTTAAATAAGAAGTGTTCAGACACATGCACATGCAAAGAGAATGGTTAGAAACTATAAACGTGAGTATATGCTAAGTGGCAAGAAGCCAAACGAAAAGAAGAACAGAGCTTCTAGAAATAAAGTTAGACGAGCATTAACACGAAACGGAACAGTGCGTAAAGGTGATGGTCGAGATGTAGACCATATAGATAAGAATCCTAGAAATAATGCACCACGAAATCTACGAGTTATTAGTCGTAGTAGAAACAGAGCAAGAAAATGATAAGCACAATACTGAGTTCTGTATCTAGTTTAGCTTCATCATATATTGAAGGTAAAACAGCGATACAAAAAGCCGAAGCTACTATTCGTATGAAAGAAGCAACAGGCGAGATTGATTGGGACTTAGCTGCTATGAGGGCATCACAGTCCTCGTGGAAAGACGAATGGTTGACCTTATTATTCAGCATTCCTCTAGTACTGAGCTTCTGTGGTGAGTGGGGTAGGGGTATAGTAGCAGATGGATTTGAAGCACTTGCAGGTATGCCACAGTGGTATCAGATTGCATTAGGAGCTATAGTAAGCGCAAGCTTTGCTACACGTTCTGCAGGTAAATTTTTTAATAGGATGAAAAAGAAATGAGACTAGGATGGCTGATAAATAGTATGATGGCGATTCTAGTCTTAATTACATTTATAGTGGTAATATTATGACAGCTAAATTTTTTGAACACAAGACTGTAGATAAAACTAAGAAAGCTAAAAAGAGTAAAAAGGTAGCAGGAGTTATTAAAGACGAGATGGTTGACCCTATACGAAAGTTTATTAAAGAGCGAAACCTAAAAACATTAAAAGATTCTTTACAAAAAGAATATATGAAAACAGTAAAAGATAGGAAAAAGTATGGCATTCAAACTTAGTAACAGAAGTTTAAGAAAATTAGAAGGGGTACACCCTTTACTTGTAGACACAGTAAAAGAAGCCATAAAGGTATCACTTGTGGACTTTGGAGTCATATATGGAGTCAGAGACCTTGCAGAGCAAAAAAGATTGTATGAAGCAGGACGCTCACAGACCATGAAATCTAAACACCTTATACAAGAAGACGGATACTCACATGCTGTAGATTTAATGGCTTTCGATGGTAAGAACCCAAGTTGGGACATCGTAATGTATGATGACATTGCTGACGCTATGATGATGGGAGCTAATCAAACTGGAGCTAAAATTTGTTGGGGTGCAGCATGGCAAATAAAAGATATAACTACATGGGATGGAACTATGGAACAAGCCATGAATGCTTACGTAGATTTACGTAGGAGTCAGAACCGCCGCCCATTTATTGATGGTCCTCATTTCCAATTGACAACATGACATCAAAGGTTCGAAAAACAAAAAGAGATTCCATGAAAGGAATGTCTGTGAAGAGTGGGGACAAGCGACCCACTTCACAAGGCGCAGGTATGACAGCAAAGGGAGTTGCTAAGTATAGACGCAGAAATCCCGGTTCAAAGCTACAGACAGCAGTTACAGAAAGTAAACCTACAAGTAAAGCTAGAGCAGCAAGAAGAAAATCATTTTGTGCGAGAAGCGCAGGACAAATGAAAAAGTTTCCTAAAGCAGCAAAGAATCCAAACAGTAGACTGCGACAGGCAAGAAGAAGATGGAAGTGTTAACATGGATAAGAATGGAAAAAAATATGGCTACTCCTCTGTAGACAACATAACTGGAAAGAAGTTTAACACAGAGTCTTTGTTTAATTTTACTCCCACTAAAAAGAAAAAGGACTCGTTGTTTGGTGGTGGTATAACAGACCCATATATGAATGTTGCAGGTGGTAAGTTACGACCTGATATACGAAAAAATTATTTAGGTATAAAGTTTACAAAAGAGTTTAAAAAAAGATGACAAGACAACTTACAGAAAAACAACAAAAACTATTAAATGTTTTATTTGATGAAGCAGGTGGCAATGTTACCATAGCAAAAAAGATTGCAGGGTATGCAGATACATCTAGCACTGCAGACATTGTTAAAGGCTTGAAAGATGAAATACTGGAAGCAACTCAAATGTGGATGGCACGTAATGCGCCAAAGGCTGCAATGTCAATGACAGGAGCTTTGCTAGAACCTACAGAGTTAGGCATCAAAGAAAAGATGACAGCAGCAAAAGAAATACTTGACAGAGTGGGTTTAGTAAAAACAGAGAAGATGCAAGTAGAAGCAACAGGTGGTGTGATGCTCATGCCACCAAAAGCACCAACGGAAGAAGATGACTAGAAGTATTGGCAGGTGGAAGCTACCACAACCAACAGATATAAAAGAAGATAACGAGTGGATATCCATACCACGTATTGCCAGAACTATACCTTTCGGTTATGTACAAGACGAGAATGACCCTGACGTTTTACGACCTGTACCCGATGAACTAAATTTGCTAGAAAAAGCAAGAACATATGTAAATCAATATTCATATCGACAAGTAGCAAATTGGATATCAACTCAGACAGGACGCTACATATCACATGTAGGATTAAGAAAACGATTAGAGAATGA